CAAGTAAAAAATGGACACATAACTTTGGTGAAAAAAGATTTCATTTATTCGGTTACCGAGAATATCCAAAAAATCAACCAATCGAAGAAGTAATTTTTAACAACATAGTCTATATCTTAGGTGCCAAACAGGTAGGACACAAAAACCTTTGGCCAGAAGTTAATCGTTTAGCTAAAGAAAGTATGGATGAACTACAATCAAAAGGTCTAATTGACGATGATCAAACTTTGTGGTTAATGTCGATGTTGAAGAAACCAGAAATGTTTAAATTAAATATTATTCCTGATCATCAATTGGGACATGATTCTTTTGTTCTGTTTAACAATTTTAATGATACCGTAAAATGAAAATATTTCTTAGAGGAACAGCTCAACTTGGTGACTTTTTAAATGTTATACCTGTATTATCAGGTGTCAGTAAAAAGTATGGTAAATTTGATTTGTGCATTAGAAAAGAAATGCGTAAATTTAAAGGCATTAAAGAATTTCTAATGTATCAAAACATATTCACTTCTGTATTTTTTGAAGATGAAGTGTTTTTATACGGAGATATTATTATATTGAGTAGTTGGCCAATGAGAGAAGTTAAAGATAAAAATAATCCTAATAGACCAATTGAAACGTGTCGTTATCAATACTGGTTAGAAGACCATTACAAAATGGAATTTCAAGTTGATGATGATTTCATTTTAAAAGTAGAAGAATTAAATTTACCGGTAAATACAACGAAACCATATTGCGGTGACAGGTGGAATGGTCCAGATATTGATGGTCGCCGCGCCAGTTGGACTCTAAGACACCTTGACAACGTACAGTTTTTAGATTATAATGATACATTGATGACGAATGCTTACTTGATAAAACATAGTCCTTTACCAATCATCACCACATTTACTGGTATTTCCAATATTGCTGATTTATTAAATAGAGAACAAATGGTTCTATGGGGAGAAGATATCCGTGATTGGGATAATAAACCAATTGAACAATCTTTTGAAAAACATTTTTACGGAGATCGCAAATGCAAATTAATGTACATTGGCGACTTTAAAACTGAAAAATTAAATGAATATTTTAAAATTTAAAAACAAAACATATCCACAACTTCAATCTGAAGGAAACGCATCACAATTTTCTATACCATTTGCAAAACATTTTTGTAAAGGTGTGGGTTATGATATTGGTTGCAATCGTTTAGAATGGTCGTATCCAGGTTCTATCGCTATTGATTTATTGTTTAATGATGAATGGGAAGCATATAATCTTCCAGACACTCAAGTTGATTACATATATTCAAGTCATTGTTTAGAACATCTTCCAGATTGGATTTCGGCTTTAGACTATTGGACTTTGAAATTAAAAATTGGTGGTGTATTGTTTTTATATCTGCCACACTATAATCAAGAATACTGGCGTCCATGGAACAATCGTAAGCACCTACATATATTTACACCAGAAATTATAAAAGATTATATGAAAGATCGTGGATATATTAATATTTTTCATTCGGATAGAGATTTGAATGATTCATTTATGATTGTAGGAGAAAAAAATGAGTGAAGCTAGTTTAGGTTTCTATCACCAAACTTCGAACAGATTAGAAGCAGCTGATTATGCAATTAAATGTATCAGGCAATTTCATCCAGATAGTTACTATTTGTTAAGTTGTGATTCTGGTCCAGATTATTATGACATTTGCAAAAACAATAATGTCGATTTGTTACACTCTCAATTAAAACTTGGCTATCCAGTTGGCGATTTTGGGTACAGAAAAGAAAAGATATTGGAATTGATGAAGCGCATGTACATTGCATTCATTAAAACAAATACTACACATATGATGTACGTTGAAGATGATGTACTTGTAAAAGGTAAAATTACATTGGATCCAAATTGGGAAGTTGCTGCGTACTCTCCTATCTGTCCTTTTGATAATCGATTTACTCAACACATAGAACATTTTTCTGGCGTAAAACCAAATGTTTCGGGTTATGGAACATGTGGCGGTTCTATTTTTAAAGTCAGCACATATGTTGATAATTATTTTAAATTGGTGAATTGGGTAAACACATATTTCGACCAAATTCAGTACAATATATATCAACAAATTGGTTGGATGGATTGTTTCTTTACCTATTCTTATTTGTTATGCGGAAAAAAATATTCAGTCAATCCATATTTCTACAATACTTGGTATCCTGGCGATGAGCATTGTTTTCATCTAAATGATCCAACTGTAGAACCACAAATCATTCATGGTTATAAAGAAAAATACTAGGAAAAAATATGTCATTGAGTATTACATGCATTGATGCACTATCATATGAACCAACAATTTATGCGCTTAACAGGACGATTGGAACCTTAAAAGATAAAATTGACATAACAAAAATCTATTGGTTTTCAGATATTCCTTTTCCATCAGATTGTATTTACCCTGTAGTTTGGGTAAAAATACCTCGGTTCACAGATTGGCAAAAACAATATGCTTTCATCACATTAAAATTGTGTCCACATATCTGTACCGAAGATTTTAATCTAATTATACATTCAGATGGTTTTGCCGTTAACTCTGATGCATGGACAGACAAGTTTTTAGAATATGATTATATTGGCGCTGTCTGGGATGATGGCGTTGTAGGCAATGGAGGATTTTGCCTACGTTCACGAAAACTGTATGATGCAATTATTATCAATGATATACCACATGACACAGAATCTTATGGAAACATTGATTTAAAAAATATACATACATTACAAAATGGCGTGCCTAAAATACCTGAAGATGTTATTATTTGTAGAATTTGGAAAGATAGATTGCAAAACCAAAATAATATAAAATTTGCTCCATATGAAATTGCTGATAGATGGTCTGTTGAAAATCCTTCTATCATATCTCCTTGGACAGGAAAACAAAATCTTTGGTTAGGAAAAAGTTTGGGATTTCACGGTAGAATGGGTATATTAAACTTTTATAATGTATAATAAGGAATTTAGTCAAATGAATATTACTGATATGATCGAATCGTTATCGAAAAAGTGTAAACCAAAATACATAAAAAATTATGATGATTATGTTGAAGGCGATTTCGTGCAATATTCCGGACAACTGTGGGACGAAAAAGAAATGTATGCGGCAATGGATACATTTCTCAACGGAAAATGGGTCACTTCTGGTGAAAAAGTGGCACAATTTCAAAATCGATTCAGTAAAAGATTTGGTGTGAAATATTCACACATGGTTAATTCCGGAAGTTCTGCTAATTTGGTTATGATCACCGCATTAAAGCACTATTTTAAATGGTCGCCTGGCGATGAAATCATCGTTTCTCCAGTAGGATTTCCTACAACAATCGCGCCCATCGAACAAAATGGTTTGAAATCAGTATTCATTGATATTGAACTTGACAGTTTAAATTTTGATTTGAACAAAATTGAAGAAAAAATCACACCAAAAACTAGAGGAATTTTTGTATCTCCGGTGTTGGGCAATCCACCAGATATGGATAGAATCAAAGATATTTGCAACAAATATAATATTCTATTGATTGGTGATAATTGTGATAGTTTAGGCACAATGTTTGGCAATAAACTTATTAATGATTACTACTATTGTTGGTCAACATCTTTCTATCCTGCTCACCACATTTCTACAGGTGAAGGCGGTATGGTTTCTTCAAATGATGAAGAATATATCAAAATTGCAAGAAGTGTTTCTTGGTGGGGCAGAGATTGTTATTGTGTAGGTTCAAACAATTTGTTAGAATGTGGAACTTGCGGTAATCGATTTGATGAATGGTTGGCAGACTATAACGGTACTATTGACCACAAATATGTTTTCACTACAATGGGTTATAATTTAAAGCCTCTGGACCTACAAGGTGCAATCGGGCTTGAACAGTTGAAAAAATTTGATTATATTGATAAAAAACGTAGAGAATATAAACTCGCAGTACAAAAATCAATTGAATCTAATATCAAAGAAGTAAGAGTTATTAATGCAACAAAAAATTCCGACCCTTCTTGGTTCGGAGTTCCTATCTTTTGCGAATCACAAGAAATAAAGGAAAGACTAGTCGCACACTTTGAATCAAAAAAAGTGCAAACAAGAAACTATTTTAGTGGTAATATATTGTTACATCCTGGATATAAACATTTGGATGATTATAGAAAATATCCAAATTCAAATCTGGCTTTAAGTAATGTGTTTTTCTTAGGATGTTCTCCTTTGTGGAATGATAAAATTTTAAATTATATTGAAAAGGTGTGTAAAGAATGGAAATAAATGTATTAGGTAAAGGATTTGTGGGTGGCAGATATGCCGAATTAACACCAAATGTTATTGTTAATGAAAGAAACGATTACAATGTAAAAACTAATGATATTGTTTATTTTATTTCTACCATTGACAATTATAATATTCATACGGATCCATATCTAGATGTGGAAACTAATCTAACAACCCTAATAAAAACATTAGAATCATGTAAAGGTAAAAATGTTACTTTTAATTTTATCAGTTCTTGGTTTGTTTACGGCGATGTGCCGTTGCCTGCAAAAGAAGATGCGCATTGTGATCCAAAAGGGTTTTATTCAATAACAAAGCGTGCTGCTGAACAATTATTGATTTCTTATTGTGAGACATTTGATTTAAAATATCGTATTCTTAGATTGAGTAATGTGTTAGGTAAAAACGATACGAAAGTTTCTAAGAAAAAGAATGCATTACAGTATATGATTAATGAGGTAAAAAATGGTCGTGATATCAACCTTTATGATAATGGTGATGTATATCGTGACTATACTCATGTTGATGATGTTGTACATGCAATCAATTTAGTTATTCAAAAAGGTAAAATTAACGAAATATATAATATTGGTAACGGTGAAAAAGTATATCTTGGGGATACTTTAAGAGAAGTAAAAAGACTAACAAACTCAACATCAGAACTCATTCCTGTTCAAGCGGCTTTATTTCACACGAAAGTGCAAACTAAGAATATGGTTTTAGATGTAACAAAATTGAAAGCTTTGGGATATACTCCAAAGTATAATGTGAATAGTATTTTAGAGGAACTAATTAAATGAAAGTTATCGATAATATTGCTTTTTGTTATGATTATGATATCTTAGAAATAAGATTATCAATTTTATATGATTATGTTGATAAATTTATTATTCTAGAATGTGATCACACATACAGCAATTTGTATAAAGGTTACAACTTTGAGAAACATCAAGACCGATATACAAAGTGGATGGATAAAATTGAGTACATCAAAGTTAAAGGTCCAGGATTTTCAGATGCATGGACAAATGAACACTGGCAATGGGAACAATTAAAGTTAGGTTGGACTGATGTACAACCAGAAGACCTTGTTTTATTGTGTAGATGTGCTGATGAAATTCCAAGGCCAGAAGCAATCGAATTAATGAAAAATACAGATTATACATTTTACAATTTACTTTTTCCAGCATTTTTCATGAAGTTTAATTATATGGATACTAATGCTGAACACGCGCATCACTCACATTATTTTGCTTGGGGAAAGGCCTTTAAAGGACAACATCAAAATCGGGGTAATTTATCTCCAATAGCATATTTTAATCCTATACATGGAGATAAGTCAGTAAGTATACATCATGCCGGATGGCATTTTAGTTATATGGGTGATGAGGAATGGATTAAAAATAAAATAACAAATTTCTCTCACACTGAGTTAAATGTTCCTAGAGTTATGGATAATATTGATATTGATAAACATATATCAAATGGTGAAGACTGTTTAAATAGAAATCTTCATACATTTAAACCTGTAAATTTCGACTCTTATTTTCCAAAGTATCTTTTGGATAACAAAGAAAAATATAAACAATTTATATTACAAGACTCCAGTCCTGGTTTTTCTGTACAACATTTTCATCCTCGAAAAATTTTGGAATTGGAATAATGATTAAAATATTGATAATTGGCGGTAATGGATATGTTGGTTCAGAACTAAAAATATTGTTATCTAATTATTTTAGTGTTGATGTTTATGGTAAAAGAGAACAAGATTTTAATTTGTTATCTAAAGAGTTTCTAAGTAATTATACACACATCATTCTTTTGGCCGGCCATGCTGGGGTGTTAGTTTGTGATGGACCATTAAAAGGTGTCTGGAATAACAATGTTCGAAATTTTAAAAATTTGGTTGATAAATTAGATAAACAAAAATTAATTTATGCTAGTACAGTTTCGGTATATGGCGATAATTTTGAAACAGAAACTTCCTTTACAGAAGATATGGTAAGTTATTCGTTCGTAAATAATTATGATTTAGTTAAGATATCATTGGATATGTTAGCTACGGGTTTGATAGAACAAAATAGAAATATTATAGGTCTCAGATTTGGCACAGTTAATGGTAAATCTCCAATATTCAGAACCGATGTTATGATTAATTCAATGACATATTCAGCACTAACAAATGGTGAAATCACTGTAACAAATAAAGATGTGAAACGTCCTATATTGGCATTAAAAGATTTAAGTAGAGCTTTGCACAAAATTATTTCTAGCAATTTTATTCCAGGAATATATAATCTAGCTTCATTTAATTCGACGGTTGGTGAAATTGCAGATACAGTTGGTTCTGTTTTGAATATTCCAGTAATTGATAGGGGTAAAACAAATACCTATAACTTTACTGTTGATTGTTCTAAGTTTGAAAAAACTTATAATTTTACATTTACCGAAACAATTCAATCTATAACAAATGAAGTAAAGCATTGCATACATGACGATAGTGTTATAAAGGTAAAAAGAAATACATATTTTGATTATAAAGGTTAATTATGGACTATAAAAGATTAAATAATTGTTTATGTTGCGGTTCGAACAAGTTGCAACTAATATTGGATTTAAATGATCAACCATTAGCTAATTCATACAAAATTAAAATTGATGATGTAGAAGAAAAATATCCTTTACAATTAAATTTGTGCAAAGAATGTTTTCACACGCAATTATCAATCGCTGTTAATCCCGATTTACTTTTTAAAAATTACTTATATGTTTCTGGCACATCAAACACATTAAACGAATACAGTAAAATTTTTGCTAGTGATATTTGCCAATATTATAAAAAACTAAATGATATAAATCCAACGAATATTTTAGATATTGCCTGTAATGACGGCACACAATTAAATCACTTCAAAGATTTAAAATTGGAAACTTATGGAATCGATCCAGCAACAAATTTATTTGAATTGAGTTCAAAAAATCATAATGTGATTTGCGATTACTATCAGAAAAATTTATTTGACAAAAAATTCGATTTAATTTTAGCACAGAATGTTTTTGCACATAATTCTGATCCGTTTAATTTTTTGTTGAACTGTAAAGAAGATTTATCTGATAAAGGACTAATATTCATACAAACTTCTCAATCGAATATGATAATGAATAATGAATTTGATACTATTTACCATGAACATATTTCATTCTTCAATTCTAATTCTATGAAGAGACTGTCAGAAAGAGTTGGACTAAATTTGATAGACATATTTAAGACAGATATACATGGTATCAGTTATGTATTTGTTTTTTCTAAAACCCATCAGGCGTCAAAAAATATCACAGACATGTTGAATTTAGAAAAAGAAAAAGGTTTGTACGACTATAATACTTATTTAAAATATGCCGATAATGCTAAAAATATTGTATCAGATTTGAAAAAAGTAATCGTTGATTTTAGAGAAAGGAATCACCACATAATTGGTTATGGAGCGGCCGCCAAAGGTAATACACTTTTAAATTTTGGAGACATTTCTTTAGATTTCATCATCGATGATAACAAGTTAAAACAAGGACTGCACACTCCAGGCACAAATATTCCAATTAAAGACATATCAGAATTATCTAAAATTTCAACACAAGAAAGTATTATTTTCATACCATTGGCATGGAATTTTTATAAAGAAATTAGTTCAAAAATTAAAAGGAACAGAAATTCTAATGTGGACTATTTTGTGAAATATTTTCCCAATATTGAAATTTCTAACAACCCAATAATTTAATCACTATGTATAGGACCCAAGTTTTATACAATTTATGGAGGTTAGATTAAAAGTTATATAAATAATAAAACCGCAATCAAAGTGTTTTGCAAAGGAAACCGATGAGATCATTTTTATTTTTTCTGAAGGAAGAAGCAGAAGAAGATAAATTAAAGCATATTGCTCATGCTGAAGATCGTCCAATATTACATGGATCAGAAGGGTTCTCACACACTCACGGTGCCTTGATGCAGGCACATGAACACATTAAGTCTGGCGGAAATAGTTCTGCGCTTACAATGAAATATGATGGATCACCATCAGTCGTATTTGGACACCATCCAGAAAACGGCAAATTCTTTGTTGCGTCAAAGTCTGCGTTTAATAAAACACCAAAAATCAACTATACTCACGCGGATATTTTAAAAAATCATGGTCATGCGCCAGGATTAGTCGATAAACTACATGCGTCGTTAAATCATCTTAAAAAGATTGCACCAAAAACTGGAGTGTATCAAGGCGACTTGATGTACACACATGATGACTTAAAACATCATAAGAACGGTAAAGTATCTTTTACACCAAACACAATCACCTACACCGCAAAAGGTGATGATGCAGATAAAATAAAAAAATCCAAAATGGGAGTTGTGGTGCATACACAGTACCACGGCAAAGATATTGCGTCGATGAAGGCAGATTCGCATCCGGATTTGCACAACTTTCAACATCATTCTGACGTTTGGCAAAAATCACCCAACCATGACACAAGACAAGTCCATTATTCGGAACATGACCAAGAAGCATTTCATAAACACATGGAAGCAGCTAAAAAGATACATGATGAACACGGTAAAGAAATGTATAAAGCAACTGAACCTCATCAAGGTGAAGGCAATCATTTAGAAACTTACATCAACGATACCGTCAGAAAAGATCAGACACCTTCAGTAGAAGGCCTTAAAAAGCACATTCAAGTTAAATCTGAAAAAGAAATTGCAAAGTTGAAAACACCAGCCGGAACTACACGGAAAAGAGGTATACTTAATACGCATTTAAACCACATAGAAAACAACAAAGAACATTATAATAATCTGTTAAAGATGCACCACCATTTACAACAAGCGAAAAATGTATTGGTGAACACACTTCAACAACATGAAGGCGGATTGGAACACCATATTGAAGGTAAGAAAACAGGTCCAGAAGGGTTTGTTATTAATCATGCTGGTAAACCAACTAAATTGGTGGATCGTGCAGAATTTGCTAAAGCCAATCTTTTAAAGGTCAGAAAATGAAATCGTTTTTGGAATTAATTGCTGAAGAAGAAAAGACACATAAACCGGTTGTTATGGCTTTTGGTCGGATGAATCCTCCGACAACAGGACATATGAAGTTAATCGATAAAGTTCATGAAATCGCCGATAAAGAACACGCGCACCATGTTGTTGTTGCTTCACATTCACAAGATGCAAAGAAGAATCCATTATCGGCAAAAGAGAAAATAAAAACTCTCAAAAGATATTCACCAAAAACAAATTTTGTTGCCGCATCAAAAGAACATCCTTCATTAATACAACACGCCGCAAAGTTAAATGCTGCAGGACATGACCATTTAATTATGGTTGCAGGATCAGACCGTGTCAAAGAATATCATAAACTTTTGCACAAATATAATGGTCATGCATTCAATTATAAGAAAATAGAAGTCCGTTCCGCTGGTCACCGTGATCCAGATGCCGAGGGTACAGAAGGTATGTCTGGTTCAAAAATGAGAGAACACGCAAAAAATAAAGATTTTTCTTCTTTTA